CATAATAAAGAACTGAATAACGTTTCTTGGTAATGAACAGGCTCTTAGTGCCGACAATTTCTCGGCCTGCTTTGATAACTTCTCCGCGTGTCTTTGGACAGTGGAATGCGTCTAGCATGAACTGTGGAAATGTTCCATTCACTTCTGTAGCGATTTGATCATAGATCTGGACTACAGTTTCTTTATCCCAAGGAATAGATCCTTTATCAATTTCCTTACGCAGACTGGTGTAGGCACTGAAATAACAAGAGTCTGTATCACCATAGATAATTGCCTTGCCGCGATAATCATATTCTCCGGCAATAACTTCGTTTACCTTGGCCGCCATGTGTTTAACAATCTGACGTCCTGTTAGTGTAGTACTCTGACCAATCCGTCCGTCGAAGAATCTACAGCCCACGTTGAGAATAGCACCGTACAGGCTGTTCAAGTTAATCTTCTTAACCAACTGACGTTTGTCCCAATACTCTTCTTCGATTTTATTTTCTGCTTTGATCGCTTCTTTCAGCTTGGCCTGCATCTCTTTACGTTCTTTATACCAACGAGCCAACAGTCCTGGAATAATACCTTCACGCTCGTGTGTAAAGATTGTGCCATTGGCGCTTAACATCCAAGGCTGGCCACTGTCGTAGATCAGTTCGTAAATCTGTGCGCCACTTAGTACATCGGTCTTTCCATCTTCCCAATCAATAACAATATCATGAGATCGATCTTTAGACATGACAAAGTCATATTCATTACTACCGAACTTACCTTCCCATGCCGCGGCAAAACTATCACCTTTAGCCTGCTTGGCATCAATTTCGGCCTGCGTGTACTCTTGACGCAACTGACCAATAATAGTTTCTGGGCCCATGTTTAGCGCACGAATAACAGATGGATACAGTGAGTTGATATCCAATGATCCTACCCAATCATGAAGCCCTTTCTTTGGATAGGCAACATAAGCACCTGCGGCCTGACTGTCTCTAGTATCATCGCGCTTTGGGCGACTGGGAACAATTAAACCCCTATGGTGAGCTTCGTTAATAATAGCCTGTTCAGTTACAGCTACCGCACCCATAGTTGTTTGTAACAACACAGTATTTTCGTGAGCAACGGTACTGGCTAGGTCAATAAATTTCAGTTTTTTATCTAGCTTATCTAACAAGATAGTATCTTGTCTGTTGTATTCAATAAACTTACGGAAATCATTATTGTACAACTGATCCAGTGTGCCTTCATAGACAGTCTTAGTTTCACCTATCTCCATTTCTCCAATAGCGTCAAGTCGATAAGTATGTCGTTCTTCATAAGTGTACTTGCGGTAAAGTTCGAGACTATCCAAATGCACACGACCGTGAAAATCGTAAGTAACAGCCTGCTTCCCATATTTTTCGTATTCTCTTTTCTTTGGCATCATATCCCATAGACAGAATCTACGGGTATCTTCTTTGCTTAGAACTTTTGTAACGCGGTTAACCGTATACGGGACGTCGAACCCTTCGCTGTTCCAACCACTGATAATATCAGCATCGTGTATTAGATTAAGAAATTCGTCAAGCATTTCGCCTTCGGATTCGAACAACATGGTATTGGGAAATTCTTTGACAGCATCTTTAGCCTGTTCCATGGTCATGGTCTTTGGAGGTATTGCCAAAGTAACTAGTGTGTCTAGCCATTGTAGGTGAACGGAAATCGCAGTAATTGGCATAAACGCATCGTCTGGCGAAGCATAGCCACGCTCTGGATCAAAGTCCACCTCAATGTCGAAAAAAGCTACATTTAGTTTAGGAGCATCTTGTCCTAAGTAGTTTTCTTCTAGTACGCGAAAAATTGGATTGATGTCACTTTCGTACAGCTTGTGACCGCTGTGGATTTTCTGTTCTTTTACGAATTCTTTCCAGTCACGACATGTAACTTTTGACAGGCTGTCTCCGTGTATTGAACGGTACTTGCCTTTTTGGTCAGGATAATAAAACAAATATTTTGCCGGGTAGTCCTGAAATATTCTACCCTTTTTAGGATCTCGCTCAACGACACGAATAACGTTGTCGTCGCGATTCCAGATCGCATCTACATACATAATCTTCTCCTACCGTTTATGGCCGGCAACCTTCTATCTTGGTCAATTATGGCTGACCTACCTTTCTCAATATATATTTAACTCAACATTCGGATTAAACCGACAGTATCGATACTGACTAACAAAATATAGTTAGCCAACATGCCAAAGCTCTTCCTAGTCCAGCTAGCCCAAGCATACATAGCACAGCCACTGATCCAGATAGGATATAGTACAAGAAGAGGGGGATTAGGGACTGTGACTGCCATTGTGATACTACAGCCAATACTAATAGCCCAAGCAAGGAGCTCAATAAGAAACCTAAACTTATTAGAACTCCAGTCATCCTTGATCCATCTTAGAGTTGGTTCAAATAATGAACTAAACATCAGTCTTCTTTACGACGGTGAGAATGTCCACTAATATCAACGATAGTTTCGAGATCGTCAAACTCTCTCCAAACTTGATCCCATTGATCTTTCATAGAGACCTTAATTGCTTTTTTAATAACGCTGGGCTTTACCTCTAGTTCTTCTGCGACAGCTTTAATTGTTTCGTTAAGACCTTCAGTCAAATCTTGGATCTCTTGCATAACTGTCATGCCTTCTGAAACGATTTGTTTAATCTTTGCCTGTTCTGGTGCGCCAAATGCTTTACTCATAAAAAATCTCCTGTGTAGTAAAGTATATATTACTACATCAGGAGAGTCAAGTTCTTTTATGGTTTATTTGTTCAAAGTTTTAATTTGTTCAGTTAATACCTTCGTGCCTAGCAACACATTTAATCTACGCTCGTAGGTTGATGTTTCGGCTAGCTCTGGAGCTTTTTTATGTTTGGTCTTGCCTTGTTTGGCTTCTTTCTTTTTATCTTTGTGAGCGCCAGCACCGCCTGTTGAAGCGTTTTTGGCTACAAAGTTACGAGGTTTAACAGGAGCCTTAACTCCCTTCTTCCATTCCTTCATGTCACTTTCGGACATGGCTTGTTCACTCTTTAAGTAATCCCAAACAGTAACCAAGTAGTCTTCAGCAAGGCTTAGTTTTTCTTGACACCATTCTGGAAGATTGTCACCTTCTTTGATTGTATCTGCTAGGCCTTTGGTAGCACGATAAATGGTTTCTAAACTATTATATGCCATACCTGCTTCGTCATCATATTCAGGGTTAAAATTTTCTGACAACTTGCCGCCTGCTTTGTTAATACGAGCCTGTAAAGTACGCAACTGCTGATGAATCTGTTGAGCTTCTCTATCACGTGGCATCATGCGATCTGCGTATTGATAACTATCTCCTCCCAGTGCTTTAAATTTACCTACTAGCTCTTGGTACTGTTTCATTAACATGGGAAGATTTTTTCTATCATCATCTTGTGCTTGTTTTCTGGCTAGATCATTCTTGGCCTGTAATTCTTTTTTATTTCTATCGCTAGCACGAGCAATACCGCTATCGCGATTTTTAATTGTACGCATGGCTTTTTGAACTTCTGGCTTTGCTGGGTCAGCAAACATAGTTTTAACAATAGCATCTTTCTTACTTTTCTGTGCCTTGGCATGATAGTCGCCTCGACTAATTTCACCAATATTCTTATCAATTCCTCTAGACATGATTCCACCCTTCTTACGTTTTTTAGCAAGTTCGTCAATAGCATGACGAATCTGTTCTATGTTCATTGCTAGTTCGTTAAAATTACGAGCTATTCCTTCCCAACTTAGCGCATCATCTGTCTGTGCTCGCTGTGCTAGGTCTTTCAATTGTCCCGAAGCTCGTAACATGCGATCTTTTAGTTTAGCAGGATTAACACCTTGATGACCGTAGATCATAGGATTCATTGGTTCAGATGGGTCTATTTCTATAGGAGCTTCGTTAATTTTTTTCATCTACGTACTACCTTGTTCTTCTTAGATTTAGGTTTGACCATACGCTCAAAAGTTCCTCCGAAGAATGTACCTACTTGACTAGCGGGTTTACCTCCGGGATTTGCCACTGTGGCGATTGCTCCGGAGCCAGTGCTCTCGCCAGATGCCGCTTCTAGCAATTCGCGTATTTTCATTTTGTTTTCTTCTTGTTTCTAGGATTCCAGTCACTTGTTGGACTAACTGTATTAGTATCAGTTGGTTCCATGCTCTTAGCACGTTTGTTTAATTCCTGCCCGTCTGTAGGAATTGTGGCCATTGCCTGGAGTACCATCAAATGTTCTGCGTCTGTATAAGGAACAGCAACATTATATTTTTCTACCCAACTTGCTGAATCCATATCTACTGCTTTTTTACTGCGTCCGTCAGCCATTGCTGTCGCCATCCAGAATCTATTTAAATGATAGGTACGATCATATCCACCAGCGTCACGCACACGTATCTCTCCGCCGTTAGATGCTCTTTTATGATTTTTAGTCATTTTTCCTTCGGCTTCGTTGATAAATTCTTTTGCTCTCATAGTGTATATTTATACTATTTCTGGGAACAGGCATTCCTGAATAAAATGATGTACATCTTCTTCTGATAGTCCTAAGCTGACCATTACACGGGGAGTATGCGGGTTCTGTTTTTGATTAGAACAATAATAATTCTGTGCGTCTGTGGTATCTGTAACAGTATTATTAGTTTCGCCCACAGTTTCTAAATAATGATTTACCAGTATATGTGCCAAACTGCTGATCTGTTCTAGTTCTGTTTCATTGCGAACATTACCAGCCGCTACCATATAGGGACTAAAAATTCTCTGTGCCCAATCAGGTAATGCTCTCTTTTTGAACCATTCGTAGCGACTTACTTCTTCACCGAAATATTCAATCATCGGATGGGAAGGATCACCAGTTTGACTGTAATCAATAAAACAGCCTGTCATTTTGTTTTTACCAGCAATAACATCAAATCCAAATATTGGAGCAGGATTATGGATATGGGGAAATATACAGCAGTGCATCATCCATAGTCCTTTGGTTTCTCGAGCATCGACTACATCGACGTGAGCACGGCGATAGTCGGAACTGGTCCACACACGATTAATCCAACCTGTCTGATTGTAACGATCCATTCCCGGTTCAATAATTTCTCTTCCGGTACGATTAAACTGAGTGACAAATTCTTCTTGGATGCTTATTAGAGTATCCCATACATTGCTTTTTAAGTCCATTGTTGGCCTTGACTGTTGCTTTAAATTTCTAACGGGCGAGCTCTTAAGAACTCAGGATGAGCCTTGTTAAACTCACGCATGATGATGCCAGCAACTTGATGTGCTTGATTTTCTTCTGGGCTACCGGTCTTACCTGAACCTGCGGCCAGTTGATGCTCGGTGTTCTGTTTATAATGTACCATTTCGTGTGCCAGTGTACGTAAGATATCAACAGGATGGCGATTTTCTAAACCTATGTAAATCATATTATCGTCTTGTACAAATTTACCAAATGTAGGCTGCTCGTCGTCGTCAATAAATTTTTCTAGTTTAATTTTAGGAACGTGATCTAGTTCTAAAATTTTTAATGCCAGCGGTAAGAACGCAGGCATCATATCTATTAATGTTGCGTCACTTTCTTTACTTTCAAACAGTTGATTTAAATTCATTTCTTACCTCCGAACCATAGTTCAAACCATGCTGGAGTACCTGGCTTAATTCCCTGTTCACGCATAATACGAGCATTATCACTTCTAGGATCGCTCCACTTGGGAGTTGGCTTACTATTTAAATACTCGGTCATTCTGCGGTCAGCTCCAAGTTCGCCTAACCAGTTACTTGCTGATAAATGATGTATAGGATCGTCAGGAGAAATATAGCAATCTGGATCAGTTGATGTCTCTACAGGAAATCCTGTTATACGATACTGTTTCATTTTGATTCTAGCAACTTAATCAGTTTTCCAATTTCATTTTCCCAACCTTCTCCGATTTTGACACAGTTGTTAACACGCTTGCCGCCTTTCATCTTGGTTCCGGATTTACGATAACCTGTCCAGCACTTAGGATCAAGACGTTGTTTCTCTTCATCGGCGCGGTTGGGTAAATCTTTATAATCTTGTTTCTTATCTGCCTTATGAAACTCTTTACCTACACTAGATTTAATTCCGACTTTCTTAGCAAACTTTGGGTTGTGTGCGACCGCTGCCATTGTAC